TATGATGGTTTGCCAAATACTAGCTGTAGTCCAATTAAAAGAAACAAGCGTTACTCTAGAAATGTAACTACTGGTGACGTTCTTCATTACATTAACTTGAACTATGAGATTGTTCACAGAGGTAGTTCCTATCAAGGTGGCACTGGTGGAACGCCTGATCAAATTAATGCTTACACTAGCTTGCTTGCGCCTATCTCAACTGAGTTTGGAGGCATGTCTTCTGGTGAGTATTTTGTACGCACTTGGATGCGGTACAAATCTCAATGGGCTTTGACTAACAAAGGAAATGTTTGGGTCTGGGGTGAGAATGGTTATGGTCAACTAGGTTTAGGGGATACGGTTGATAGAAACCAATGGGTTCGCAATCCTTATCTTGGACCTAACGCTACCAACAATAGTTTAACTTGTGAGGTTGCTACTATTTGCACCTGTGGCAATGAGACTGATTCCTCTACTGACAACATGAATACCTTTGCAATCCTACATGATGGTCGCGTACTGGCTTGGGGTAATAACTCTACTGGATCGTTAGGTTTAGGTGATTCTGCTGTTACAACTATACCTGAGTTAATAAGTAGCTTGTCCGCTGTTGATGTTATTAGTATTGAGGGTGGGTTAGATGCGACTTACTTCTTAGATAGCACTGGCGATATATGGCATACTGGGGCTGATCAAAACGGCTTGGGTAAAGGTTCAGCTAGAACAACGCCTGTTGTAATGACAGGAGTATCTGGTGTTGTTCAGTTTGCTTCTCACTTTAGTACAAGTTATTGCAGCGTGATTGCAACACAGGCTGATGGAACAAGTTACGCTATTGGTTACAATGGCTATGGTCAACTTGGTGTAGGTGATACTACTAACCGCGCAGCTTGGACACAAACAGGTGGCTCTCTTAGATTCTGCTCTGTGTATTTCGATGGCACTGACAGCACTACATCTGCACACGCATTAACTGGAATCCCAGGCGATCAGTTTGATACGACTAACGGTAGCACTATGTACGGCGTTGGTTACAACAGTTCTGGCAACTTGGCTCAAGGCAATACAACAAACAGTAGCGCATGGGTTCAACCATCTACAGTTGCTTGGGGTACAAGCTACTTTAAAAATGTTACTACTGCTGACGGTTCGACTGCTTCATCTAGCAATCTTACTTTCCCGCGAACTAACATTAAGTACATATTCCCTACGCCATCAGCAGAGGGTTCCAACTTAATAACTGCTGTTGATAATCAAGGCCGCATGTGGATCATGGGTTATCGTTATTTAGATTATGGATACCAAGCTACATCAGGAACAACTACTGTTAATCTAGCTTATCCATATCCTAGTCCTTGGAACCATAGTCTTTCATCGGGCGAATGGTATAATGGTAAGACGCAAGTAACCATTGAAGATTATTATTTTGAATCCAGTCATGGCACTAGCTTGTATAGCAACCAATGGCTGCGAACTTCAGACGGTAATCTATGGTTTATGGGCGATCAAGTTTCTGCTATTGGCGGTGGCGGCGGCATCACTGGACACAGAGTTCATTGGGTTAGGGTAGGAGTGTAGACTATGACTATAAAACTATATCATTGGGATGTTTCTCAAAAGGATGTTCTTGCAAATCCTTCTAAATTTTCTGGGGATTATAAGATAAAGTGGCACGTTCACGGTTATGTGTCTATGACTGTAGAGTTTGCTGCTTTGTTTAATAGTCTTAACAATAACGTACTTATCAAATCAAATGCTGATGGTGTGGCTGCTGTTAAGGCTGCATGTAAACCAGACTTAGACAGGCAAAAGGTAGCCGCAATTCGTAAAGAGTATAGTGTTGATGACGAGTTCTTTGCTTTAAGAACCAACAACACTACAGTTAAAAACCGTATCGCGGCAATCATTTCTGATATTGAGACTGAGCGCGATAGCTGGCTAGATGTTTCATAAACCATGGAGATTGAAGATCGTGTCTCAGCTTTAGAAAAGGATGTAGTTGCCTTGCAAACTGAGGTGCGGATACAATTCAAGGAGGTCTTTACGCGCATCAAGCGATTAGAGACCGTGTTGATTGCCACCTCTGGCGCAACAATTATTATGTTGCTTACTATTTTAAGTAGGATGGGGTGAGCATGTGGTTCATGTTTTTGTCCTTGTTCTTTATCTCGGCATGGGATCAGAGCGCGTCCCTATAAAGTCTGAACTTTATTTTAGGCGAGTAGATGTTTGTAACTGGTATGCCCAAGAGTTAGTTCGTCGCTTTGGATACCCACAATCTAATGACTATGGCACTGCTTACTGTATTCCTCAGAAGGTAAATCCAAATGAGGTAACAGTTTATGATTGATCCTGTCACTGCTTTTGCTGCTGCTAATGTAGCATTTAAAAGTATTAAGACTCTTGTTGGTGCTGGTCGTGAGCTAGAGGATGTAAGCAAACAGCTTGGTTCTTGGTACTCTGCTGTTGCTGACATATCTAAAGCTGAGTCTCAGCGCAAGAAACCTACTCTCTTAGAGAAACATTCTCACAGCGGTGACATTGAACAGGAAGCAATGGACATTGTTATCCGCAAAAAGACTCTACTTGAACGGGAAAAAGAAATTAAGTTTATGCTTAATATGCGATTCGGCCCATCAACCTATGACGATATGTTGCAAATGCGTAGACAAATTCGTAAGGAAAGAGAAGAAACTGTGTATGCTGCGATGGAAGCTAAGAGACAAATAGCTAACAACTCTGCTATAGCTGGATTGTCTTTAGGTATAATTGGTTTGCTTGGTGGTGGAATTTATTTATTAATGTCTGTCATGTAAAGGAGTTAGCAATGACTATAGTTTTTACCAAGTTACTAGAGTACAAAATCTTGCCGCGCTTTATGATGTTTACTATGACTGTGGTTTACGTGCGCTGCATTGAGTGGGCATTATCTATGCCTGACATATCAACACAACAGGCTTCATTAATTTCTGTAGTTACAGGCGCAATGACAGGAGCCTTTGCCGTATGGCTTTCACATGAAAAGTAATGTGATACAGGTTCCAAAGCTAAGTGATCTTGATAGTCAGTTTTTGTTTTTAGAAAAACAAAAGCACGAGATAGAAGAACAGGCAAAACTTATAGCGGAGAGGGCTAATGATAGGTGGAATAGTAACCGCAATCAGCGGACTAGCTAGTAGTTACATAGACGGAAAGACAGCAGTACAAAAAGCTAACGCTGAAATAGCATTAAAAAAAGCTACCTCAGAAACTGATTGGGAACAATCAGCTATAGAGGCCAGTAAGGATTCTTGGAAAGACGAGCTATGGACAGTAGTGTTTGTAGCTATTCTTCTGATGAACTTCATTCCTTCTATGCAAGACGTAATGGCACAGGGCTTTGCTAATCTTGAGACCACACCGTTGTGGGTGCAGTGGGGTATGTATGCAAGTATAGCTGCCAGCTTTGGCATTAGAACAATGAGAGGATTTACAAAGTAATGGGTTATGTATTAGGCAAGCGCAGCTTGCAAAAGCTAGGCACTGTAGATGACAGGCTTCAACGCATTGTTTACTATGCTATTACTGTAACTAAGCAAGACTTCTCTGTAATTTGTGGCATCCGTACTAAGGCTGAACAGCGCAAGTTGGTTGCCTCTGGTGCATCGCAGACTATGAAAAGTAAACACTTGGATGGTTTGGCTGTTGATCTTATGGCCTACAATGGCGGCGGTAGATGGGAGCTTAATCTATACGACGAGATAGCTGACGCTATGGCAGAAGGTGCCAGCTTTGAAAAGGTACCGTTAAGGTGGGGTGCAGCTTGGCACATCAATGACATTGGTGGCTGTGATCTTACTGCTGAGGGTGCGATGAACTCCTATATAGATTTACGCAGATCGCAAGGTCGTAGACCATTCATCGATGCACCGCATTTTGAACTAATAGTCTAGGTAATTCTGATGTAAAAATTTTTTCCCAATAAAGGCCAGCCAAGGTCGAAGTTGTTTAGAAAAAGACTCACTGGGTAGCTAATCCAGTGAGCCTATGATAAGTCACAAGGCTGGAAGCTGTGCTTTTATCAGACACAGGGTAGGCCCCGCCTTATCTGAGGGTGTTATTAGCAATACCAAACTAAGCGACCGCCCCCTGCGCTAACTTTGTAATCTTATAAACCCAACAATCAGCATTGCCTGATTTTTTTTTAGTTGGGTCTCTAGGTGCAGGAACTCTGCGTACTTTCTCAACAAGGTTTGCATTAGCTAAGTGTGTTATCTGTGAGGTAACTGAGTGAGCGTTTAGATTCTTAGCTTCAATAAGTTGAAACGCAGTTGCTTCTCCAAGTTGGTTTAAAGATTGTAAGATTATTTTTTGCTGGCATGTAAGCCTGTTTTCTTTAACGTGTTCTTTGCGTCGATCACACGGCAGGACTTCTCGCTTGCCTAGTTTATGTTGCAGTCTTTCAAACTCAAGCATTTGATTCGTCATGGTATCTTACTTTCCTTTCGTTAGAGTTGTGGGTTTGAAAGATTACTTTGTAATGGTGCGCTAAACTTCGCACGTTTTCTTCTGGCGTTTGTAAAATCTCTGACGCGCTACGATAGCTAAAGCTGGATTGCGCTAATGTTTGCAGTAATTCTATTTTTTCTCTGCGGTGACGAGCGCGTATCTCTGCCCAAGTTTCCATGTGGTATCCTCTCTAGTTAAAAAAGAAAGGGGCCATGCTTGTCAAAGTCACAGCCCCTAGTGGAGAACAGTTATATTTTAAAACGGAATCTCATCATCTTTCAAGGACAAATCTGGAACCGATTTAGTTTTGTCAAAATCAACACCATTTTTCTGCTGTTGTTCTGATACCTCCATACTCATGTATGGATTTCCGTCTTTGTTTTTGCGCCATGCTGCTAGCCGCATAGGTGTTGGCGCATCTTCTTGCCATGGCCCTGTGTAATCTGGCCTACCCTCATTGCCTTCTTTGTTATTCTCAAAGAGAACACCACGTTTTTCGTAGACTTCAATGAGTGGCTTCCCTGCTTTAGTAGAAGTCTTAACTAATACTATGTTTGCATCTTGCCCGTTGGTATTTATTTTACCCTGCAATATCATTTGCTGTTGAGGAAAAGGCTTAAACGCTGCGCCTCTGTTAGTGTTGTCATGCTCTGCCACGCTTCTGGCTCCTTTGTTAAAGTATTTCTGCGCTGCTTGTAGTCTTTCATTGTGGTTACGCTTTCTTTTTTTGGGCCCACAATAAGCCCCTGCCCTTGCACCGCACTTAGGACAGGGTACTTGTCTAATCATATGCCTGTCTGGATTTACCATCCTTCCTTTTCTGGGGCGGCATACTTATTACCATCCATCTTGCCTAAGAATACATCTGCATTAAAGCCAAGATGTGATAACGCTTTAGTTAAGCCATCAGTAATAGCCATCTTCGGCGCATCTTCTGCCATTCTACCCTTAGCAGAATCAAAGAACTTACGGCATCCTGTGAAGGGGCCAAAGACATTTGCTGGTGAGCCATGCCAGATAGAAACATGGGCAAGAACTGCGCTGTCTCCATTGCTAACATTAACTACTTGGGTTTCGTTGTGCCATCCCCACCCGTCTCCGACAGGGCCGAACTTTTCTGTAGCACAACGCACTTGATACATTGGATCAATCGCAGTGAATGATCGTGACCCAAAGCTGACTTTCTTTAGGTACTTAGGGTCGGACGCTTCGACTGCGTTCCATAAATCTAAATTGTTTGACACTGGTGTTCTCCCTTATTGGTGTCATGTGGGGAGCAACTGCCCCCCACAATTTACTTTGGTTCTACAATTCTAAGTGCGCCGTTCTTACTTCTCTTGATAGATATAACATCACTATACACTTCGCGTTCATCATCATTGACCATAGATTTTAAGTCTTTTTTACTAGCTTCAAATAACTTGGCTTCATCTTTGAACTTGATGTAATCAAAGGCTGCGCTGACAAATCCGTTGTCTTTGCTGGCATCCCTGCGTACCATTCCGTTGACCTCAATTTTATCTTGGGAGATTGTGGGCGGTTTATTAATATGATCTGGCTCTTTGTCATCACTAACGTAACTCCAGAAATCTGCGACCACTTTCCACATATTACTTTGATACTCTTTATCTGCTGCAACATATGCAGATTCCCATTTACTATTTCCAAACAATACCGACAGGTAGCATCCCTTGATAGGATCAGTTTTTAAACTGCTTCTTGTTAACCACAGGTAACATTGTATCTGAGGCATATAATATTCTATAACATTTTCCATAGTATTAAACGCATTGGTATGTTTTGCTTCTACAATTGCACTGCCAAACACTGCATCTAATGTGCCTTTGATGGGAACAACACCATTGGTGTGATACATTTCTTCTTCTAATTCTAACTGATGTTTAGATAATATTGCTTTATGTTCTTTCTCAAACCAACGTAAGTTAAACTGCTCTGTGTATGTACCAAGTTGTACTGCTATATTATCCGATAGATCAGGGGCATCTATCTTACCTGTTTTTATTTGCCAAAGCTCATGCCAGTTGCCTTGCATAATCTTGACGCAATCTGAGCCACCTATAAATCCTGTGCGTATCATGTGTTGTTCTCCCTTTCTTTGTTGTACTGCATACGTGCAGCGGGTGCAAGGTATTTATCTAAATCTTTTTGCTCTACTGACGTAGTCATAAGCAAAGTCTGCCGCTTGTGACCAGACAGGTAGCTGTCACAGATAGCTTCTCCGCGCTTTACACGCCCTTCTGTGACAATGTACTCTCTGTCTACCCGAGTAGCTGGCCCGTCAATAACAAGTACGTCTGAGGCTCTGTGAGACACGCCCTTGGCGGCAGTCGTAAACTTCTCAATGACAGGCAGCGTGCGAGACTTAGCATTGCGTGTAGTTTCTTTGATGATTGACTCTAAGTAATGGTCAACAAGGCGTTGGTCTGCATCGGCAGGAATGTTAGCATTAATAGCTTCGATAGTATCAACCGCAACAATAAGTGGGTCCACACCATTTGGCGGTGTGAACCTAGTAAGCACAGAAGATTTAAACCACTGCTTGATGTGAGCAATGCGTTGGTTATAGTTCATTGAGGTTCCCCCATGTTTCATCAGCTACATCATCTAACCATCGCTCACCATTAAGCCATGTAGAAGGATGCGGAATGTAGTGCTTTTCAGTGCTGCGAGAATTGACACTAAAAATTTTTACCGCTGAGAGTATTTCATCGGCGGTAACTTTCTTTAGCGCAGAGTCATAGGCTCTACGCGCTGCGTTCTTAGCAATCTTACGTGGATACACAGACCAAAAATCATCAAAGTTAAACTCATTCATAACTATAATTCTATTGGTAGGTTCTATTGGTAGGTTATCATTGATAGGTTCTATGCTCACAGGGAGTGTACTGCTATGCTCTGTGTGAGCATCCCTACGCTCTACGTGAGCATCGGGTGTGCTCACTCTGAGCGTATAGAGCGTGGACATATTCTTGCGTTTCTGCCTGTAGATAAAGCTGTGTTCTTCTAGGTATGACAGCTTACGAGTTACAGTTGCCATGCTCATTTCTGTATCAGCACAGAGTCGAGCATAGCTAGGCCAACATTGATTGGTTTCTTTGTCAGCACGATCAGCAAGGGCGATAAGGAGTAGCTTGGCAAGCGGATCGCCAACCTTGCTACTCATGGCAAGAGCCATATGTTTAAACGCCATTAGATATAAGGGAAGTCTGCTGGTGTTAGTTCAGGCATAGTGCAAGGTTCTTTTTCTGTGCTAATAAGTTTACGCAAACGAAAGAATCCTTTATGCTTTGGGTACTGTGCCATAAACCATCGGGCAAAGTACGGCCTATAGTTATTGTTAAGTTTAAATTCTGTTGGGGCTTCACTAAAGAATGTCATCTCCCAACGCATGCGCTCACATATTGCGTAAGCACTGTAGGTTTCAAAGCCTTTATTAATAGCTTCGAAAGTAAAGCTAACAAATAAAGCCCATGCTTTTGGGTGCTTGGTTATGAAGGCTACTGCTTGTTCTTCAATCTGATCCTGTCGTGTGTAGTTCATGTGTGTTCTCCATGAGTTTGATGAATGTTTCTCCGCTTAGTATGACAACTACTTGCGGATCGCCCTTCTTTCTTTTGTAGAAAGCTATGTCTCTTTGGTCTAAGACACTGAAAGGACTAGGAAAATTACTTAGGTCACGATACTTTACCTCTCCTACCAGTTCGTGTCCCATGAGGTTGAGTTTAATGTCTCCTCTATACTTGCCTCCCAATGCTCCTGAGAGGGGCTGGCGTTCACAGTTGATGCCGATCTTTTCAAGCCATTTGATGAACCACTTTTCATGGTAGGTTCCTTTTGACTTATTTTTGTTTGCCATATGTCTCGCTCGTAACAGTTAAGGCAGATGTACCAGTGTTTATTATTTCTTGTAGGATGGTTGCGAAGTATAGCTACAAACCATTTGGTTACGTCCTCACAATTATCACACTTAGCTTTCCCGCTTTTTAATTTCGATTTCATATCCTAAAGCATCCAGCCAGCACATTAACATAAACCCTGATGGAATACGCTTATGCGTTTCCCATTTGTGAATCAATGATACTGTGCAACCAATACTGTGTGCTAATTTTTCTTGACTAATGCCACGCTCATTTCGCACATGGGCCAAGGATTCTATTAGCTCGTTGTAATGCTGCGGTATCGTGATGGATTCTTTGAAGTGTGTAAAAGTTTTCAATAGCCTGATTCACTTTTATTGCGGTGTCATATCTTAAGTCTGTCTTGCCATTAACTGCTCGGTAATAAGTTGAAGTTGGTACGTTTGCTAGTTTGAATGATTCAAGCAGAGACACATCATGCGCCTCTGCTTTTGCTTTTAGTGTGTCAAGATAATTTTTCATACTATGTAACTGCATTGTTGCAGTCAGTATGTCAACCTATATGTGGTCCGCTGATATTGTTAACTCATTATTAATTATATCACGGATCATAGTATCAACTTCGCTTTCTTGTGCGCTAGTTAATTTAGTGTCTGGATCAATTTCATTGTCTGCTTTGTAATCAACCAATTGTTTTTGTACTTCGGCTGAAATCATTACTTGTAAGTGCTTGTTTATAAGCATTAAAATGTCACTATTCATTGTAGTTCTCCTGTTTGGGAACGCCGCCTGTACCAGCACAGTTACGACATTCAAATGAAGTCGTGTCAATGTAACCACTGGCTACACTGAACGACATTGATACTGGGCGGGATACTGTGATGTATCCATCACCCAAGCATTGGTTGCAAGTGTCTAACTCGTCAGTAAGGTATGGAGTCATCGACTGCTGGCGGGACATATTGGTTCTCCCAGTTTTTGATTGCACGTTTAAGGAACTTTTCTTTGTCAAAGTCCTTGTTTACCTCTGCCATCTTGTCGGCCAACTCAACTATGTGAGTCGGCCAAGGTAGCATAGGCGCGATAACATCTGCAATAAACGGAATGTTTTGCAGATTAAGTATCGGGGCCACTGTAGTCATCTTGATCCTCCGTATAATTTTCTACTACTTCTGTACTTACAGTTGGAATTAAGTCTGCTTGTAAAATTCCGTACAGACCTATTGAATGAACTCGTTCTTGACCGTCTGAGTCTTGAACTTTTATTTTGAGATTGCGGCTACTAAAATTGTTAAACAATTTAGTAACCTCTAATTTAATCTCAATAATGTTATGTATATTTAGGTTATACATTAGGCGATTTCCTTCCAGTATTTAGAGTTAAACGCATTAACAAGCTGTGCTTCTCGTTGACGTTTAGCGTTTTCGGGTGAGCGTAAGCCCTCAGTGTGAGTGGCCCAGCTGGTGAGACAATTATACAAAGCCCATTGGGTATTACCTAAGTGGCTGCGCTCATTGTCAAAGCCACCGATAAGATTTTGCAATTGCTTATCGTTGAACTTTTCGTGTGATGCTTTGTGATTTATTTTACATACTGTTTTCTTAAACAAGTTTTCTGCTTGCTCTGTAGTTACTGGTGTCTCGCGGTACATCTGCCAAACACCTTTATTGTTTTGGAACATTTCTATACCGTCGGTAATTTTCTGCGCCGATGATTGAACGTCTACATTTGTTGTGTGTTTTGCCCAAGTTTTGGCAACAGTATCTGCTGTAGTACATCCGTTTTTGCACCATAGACGGAAGGCTTCTGTCATTTGCTGAAATGCCCATGAACCGTCATATGAATTGTAACCTTGCACCCTAGCTTTTATATAGTCTCCTACTTCTGGATCAGGGATAGCAATGTCATTGAATAGTATTTCCATACGCATTTTGGCGCCATTATCTATAACATGAGTCTGAACGCTGTAGTCTTGGCTAATATTAGCGTCTTTGATGCTATCCATAAGTGCATTGTAGGCAGTGTCATGTGTAATAAGTTGATACTTGCTTTTGTGTACGCCAAGAGATTCATTGGTATCTGTGCGAATAAGATTGCGTAGCTTGGGTAGTTCCTGCCCCCTTTCATCAAAGACAGGTTCAAAGGCTACAGGAAAGGCCCACGCATCGGTGGTTGTGGTAGGTAAAGAATCAAGCATTGGTATCCTCCGTTGGCTTGAGTGAATTGTTAAAGCGATTAACTGCGCTTGGTATTTCTTCGGTAAGTATATTTGCTAAGTCGTAAGCAATACTTTCTATTACATAATGTTGATACCCTTTATCTTTTTGAAAGTCCGTGCGTAAAAAAAACATGTTGAGTTGTTGTAGTTGTGAAACTGTAAATGTAACTGTGACGGGTAAATTGTCCGCGTCTGTAAATAGGTATTTCATGGTCAATCCTTTCTAGATTGAGGTTGGGTTTTGGGTAGGAAGTTTTGTAGCCAAGGCGCAAGTAAAGGCTCAC